ACTGGCCGCATTGTTGAAGGCCCTGCACGCGGGAGACGCGACGGCGCGTGATGGCACCCTTCGCACCAGATCCCGGCGTCTCGCCAACGATGTACATCGAGCTTGGACCCTACTTGGACGCGCTGCCGTGATTCATGAGAGGCGAATGGCCAAGCGTCGCGGCGGACGCAAGCTGCCGCTCTACGAGGTGCAGGCGTACAAGCATGACTACGCCGTCTTCTGGCGCAAGGAGTTTGAGACCAAGAAGCGCGTCACGCAGGAATCCTGTACCGACGAACCTGTGTATTGCTTCACTGTCCCCCATCACCATCCCATAGTGAGAGGAGGGTTCGGACAACGTCCCGTCATCACAGGTCAATGCTTTGATGAAGTGCAGTCCATAACGTACGAGGCCGTGATCCCAGTCATCGAAGAGACGATGTCGAACTCACATTACGGCTATTCCGTATACGCAGGAACCCCGCTCACAATGGAGAACACCATTGAGCTTCTTTGGTCACGCTCTTCGATGACCGAGTGGGTCATCAAGTGTTCGGGCTGCAGCAAGTACACGTTCATAGATAGCCCAAAGGCCCTTGGCAAGCTAGGGCCAGAATGCCTGTCCTGTAGAAAGCCGCTGAATCCTCGCGACGGGCAGTGGGTAGACATGGTCAAGGATTCTAACATCAAGGGCTTTCACATCTCGCAGCCCATCATGCCCGAGAACGTGCCCGCGGCTTGGCAGCCCGGCCAGTCTGAATATGCCGCTGCGGTGGAGCGTTGGCAGAAGCTCATGTACAAGCAAGAAGCCTATGGTGACACTCGCTTCTTGAACGAGTGCATCGGCGTATCCACGTCCACCGGCGTAAGGCTCATCACCAAGGAGGCCCTCGAGACGCTGGTCGATCCGACCTACGAGATGACGAGGCTCCCCGACGGCTCCGTGAAGACGACCATATCCGCCACCTATGCCGGCATCGACTGGTCGGGTGGCGGCAGCGAGGTCAAGGGCCACGAGGGCCTCTTCAAGTCCAGAACCGTCCTTCACATCTGGGGTCAGCGGCCTGACGGCAGGCTGCAGACGATGTACTACAAGATCTTCCCCAACGGGCACGCCGTCGGTTGGCTCGACGAGATCGCCGAGCTGTGCAACGCGTGGGGCGTCAGGATGATCATCGGCGACGCCGGCGAGGGCGCACTTGCCAACGCCATGCTCAGGGAGAAGCTCGGCGCTCATCGCGTGATCGCGGTCAGGTACATGAACGCGTCCAAGCCGATGGACTGGAACCCGCAGTCCATGGCCTACCATTGCGACCGCACCACGCTGATCGACAACTTCGCCAGGTTCCTGCTCCACAAGCAGGCCGTCTATCCCAAGCTTCCCCAGTCCAAGTCCGCCTTCGAGGACATCCTCAACGTCTACGAGGAGGTCACCGCTGCCGGACGCAAGGTGTGGAAGCACTCGCCCATCGCGCCCGACGACTGCCTGCACGCGTCACTGTTCGGGTGGCTGGCGTGGAAGATCGTGTCACAGGACCTGAAGTTCCACGTGTGACTCGACCGATCATGTGTGACGGATGACTACGAAGACGTGCACTGGCCCGGCGTGCGAACTTCGCGGCTTGTTCGTCTATGTCCCATATCTTGGCCCACAGGACCAATTCGTCGCGCCCGTGTGCCGCCTGAATGATGCCTCCCTCAACAGCGAGCCAGGTGGCGAACTGTGATTCGTCCCACGGTATGCCCCACTCATCGTTAAAGTAGGGACGGTCGTCACGGCGCATAGCCACTCATCCTTGTTGGCCTGAAGTTCCACGTGTGACTCACCCGGTGGCCAGTGTCCCCAGGACGCGCACCTCGACCACCGGCGTGGTCTGGGTCATGCGCGTCACGTCTTCGTCAGGAACCTCCTGGTCGCCTACCTGCGTCGCCAGGGCAGAGTGTTCGTCCCGCCCTTGGCCCCAGTAGACGGTGACGGGACGCCCTACGACGGGCAGGTCAGCCCGCTCGTACGTGCGCCAGCCGCCGTCCCCCATCCTCTCGCTCTTGGACGTCGATGAACGTTCCGCACGGCGTAGGCGACGTCCCTCGATGTCCATATGGTACGTCGAACCAGACTTGGTTGTGAACTCGATCATGTCTTCGTCCTCGTTCGTGCGGGTATTTGTTGCTCATGCCGTTCGTTCACAGAACACGCCGGCGACCGTGCCTCCGTGATGACTCACTGGCGGGAAGCTGTACCTCAGGGTGTCGCCTGGAAGCAGGGTCATGTTAGACAGCGTCGACCCGAACGACGCGAACGTCAACAGGTGCTTGCGCACTTCACTGTCCTCAGGTCCAGTGAAGTACTTCTTGATCAAGAACATGCACGCGTACTTCCTAGCCCGTGCGCCGTGCGAGACTCGCTCACGCCTGCCGTCTGGGAACACCCACTCGACGGTGACCGTATACATGTTGCTACTCCGCGTCTACGGGAAGCTCCGCAGCCTTCACCAGCTTCTCCACGCCAGGCCCGTATATGCCCATCAGCTTCAGGAACACCTGGCGACAGGCCCGCGCGTCGGACAGCGCAGAGTGTGCCTCTGCGTGCTCGATGTCGAAGTAGGCCGTCAGTGTCGTGAGCTTTATGTTCGGGACCAAGCCGGCCTTCAGCAAGGGTATAGCCAGCGAACACGTGTCTATGGAGTGATACGAGCCCGGCCATCTCTGGGCCCTAGCCGCCATCGCCGCGTCCAAGAAGCTCTTGTCGAACGGTACGTTGTGGCACGCGAGCATGGAGTCTCTCGCCGCCCCAAGGATCTTCACCATCGCCGCATCCACAGAGATGGCGCCCTCGGCGGCCCACTTCTCTGCGTTGTACCCGTTCACCTTGGCAGCGCCAGGTTCGACGGGCCGGTTTGGCACCACCTTTGACGACCACTCGTCCATCACTGATCGTCCAGTTGGGTCGGTCAGGATGTAGGCGGCTTCGACGATATCGTGATGGCGGGCAGAGAGGCCGCCGGTCTCGAAGTCGAGGAAGAGGATGTTGCAGTCCTTGACAGCAGGTCGAGACATTCCAATGTACTCCAGCGTCAACTTATACCGACTTATCGGCGTTTTTTATAAGTGACCACGCGGTCACCTACAGGGTGTCACGTTCTCGTAGCACCCACCTGACCGCCCGTCCAGCGCGACGCTGGTTCTTTTTGTCGTTGTACAGTAGACACCGTCCGCTCGGATGCGGAATCCACGCCACGTCCAGCCGTCCTATCGACGTCCTGCCGAAGGGCGGGCTTCCCCTGAGTCCCCAGGCGTCGCTGACGCGTCTTCCCAGAAGCAGCACGCGCATGGGCTCCTTCCGGTAGAAGTGCATCGGCGACGATAGCCACGTCCTCAGCAACTCCACGGTGCCCTCCGCCTCGTGCGGGCTCCAGGACTTGGCGCACAGGTTGACGCGGTGTGTGCAGCCCAGCCAGTACTTCGGAGTGATCTCCGCGTACCTCATGAGGCGCGATGCCGCGCAGCCAGCTACGTGTGGGTACAGGGGGACGCTCCCGTCCGTCTTTGCACCAGGGGCCTCGCCCACGATCATCGCACGCGGCACCGGCAACCTTCCGTCGAACCTGAACAGGTCGTCTATCTGACCTCGCATGTAGGCCCTGTTGAAGGCTGCCCACAGCTCTCCGTCGAACGAGATGTGCTTGGCCGCCTCACTCCGGCTCGTCGTCTCCGTCGTCGTCATCGTCATCGTACTCGTCGTCGTCGTCATACTCCTCGTCTTCCTCGTCTTCGTCCTCGTCGTACTCGCCTGCTTCCTCTTCTTCGTCCATGATCACCTCGACCACGTCCTCATCGACCTCGACGATTGGACCTCGATACCGGTGGCCCTGAGCATGCAGCTTCGCCTGCTCCAAGGCCAAACATAGCCTGTTGTGCTCTTCCATGACGCTCACCAACTGCTTTCGGATGTCGGTCAATTCATAGTTAAGTGCGGCTATGCTGGCTGCCGTCAGCATCATCAACATGAACAGCATGCCGGGTCTCCTACTTGGCTCTGGCAGCCGCCATGGCCGCCTGCTCTTCCTCTTCGTCCTCGCGCAGCTCGTTGATGGACTCGACGTCCAGGCTCTCCTCGAACGCCTTGTCGTCCGGAACGGCCAACGGCTGCAGTGACTTCACGTAGTCTGACAGTGGCGTCGTGTCGCCGTACGACGGCCCGACACTGACGTCGTGGGCGAAGTCGACGGGGAGCCACGGGTACTTCTCGCGCACGCGCTGGACGCAGTAGTGGTCGAAGAAGCCCTCGACCTGGTCCAGGTACTTCTTCTTGAACGTGCCGACGATCGAGTCGTGAACCGTTATGCACAGCCGACCGCCCAGGTCACCGATGTGCTCGCCTATCTCGGCCAACTGGCCGATCACGATGTCGGACGACGTCGACTGGATCTTCATGTTCTTGCCGCGCCTCTCGGCCTGGCCACGGAAGAACCCGTTCACTGTGTGGAGAGGAAATCTGCGCCGACGCCCGAACAAGGTCTCGACGTAGCCCCTGGCTCTGATGTGGGCAACTACCTCGTCCATGTAGTTGCGCAGGGATGGAAATCGCTCGAACAACTTGTCGATGACTTCCTGCGCCCGTTGTTCACTTATACCAGCAGTTTCCGCGATCTTCTTAGCCATCGCGCCGTACAGGATCCCGAACACCACGCGCTTGACCACCGTGCGCGTGTTCTTCATCGCCTTGTCGGTCTCCTTCTTGGCCTCGACCTCGTCGTACGGGATCCCGAAGATCTCTTGGGTGAACCAGGAGTGGACGTCCAGGCCATCGTTAAGGGCCTTGATCAGGGACTCGTCGGGCGCATACGCGGTGAACACGCGGATCTCCGCGCCCTTCCAGTCCACGTTGAAGATCAGCTCCTCCTCGGGGTCGTCAGGTATGAACACCCGCTTGATGTTCACGCCCGCCAACCAGCCGGTGAGGTTCTGCATGTTGATGCTGGAGGACGACAGCCGTCCAGTGGACGTCCCGTGCTGGTGGAAGTTGGTGTGGAGGTACCCGTCGTACTCCGAGAGCGCCTTGATCTCGGCGATGAACCCCGTGAGCGCCTTGTGCGCCGCGCGGTACTCGAGCAGCGCCTTCGTGAACGGGCACCCCGTGTGCTCCACGATGGCCTTGAGCGTCTTCTTGTCGGTCTTGGGCTGGTTGGACTTCTTGTTGAGTTCTACCCACGGACCGTTCCTGAGGACGTGCTCTCGCCTCTCCGGATCCCACACGCCGTTGAAGTACAGCACGTTGCCTATGTGGGTGGTGGAGTTCGGGTTGAACTCGTCCTTGCCCTGCCAGTGCGTGTGGAGGACCTCCTCCTTCTCCTTCACCACCCTGGCCAGGTCCTCCTCACTCTTCTCCAGGTACGGGCGGTCTACCCGCATGCCCTGGAACTCCATCTTCCCGAGCACGCGCATGCCGGGCACGCAGTGCGTGGCCATCAGGGACCTGGCGTGCATGTAGTGCTCGCTCTGCATGCGAGCGAACTGGTGGCGCATCAACCGGCGGGTCAAGTCCGTGTCTATCGCCGCGTACGTCAGCAGCGTGTCGATGGGCACGCGCTCATAGCCGCCGTCCATCGAGCGCTTCTTGCGGTCTCTCGCGGATCCGTAGACGTACTTCTCCAGGTCCTTGCGAGACATGTCGCAGGACATGCCCTCCTCCACGCCCTCGACGTGCCGCGGAACCTTCCCCTTCTTGACGCCCTCGAAGGTCGACGCGACGCCCTCCTCGTCCGGCGTCAGCTGCTCGGCCAGCTCGTGTATCTTGTCTGCATAGTTGCCGAACGCGGGGAAGTAGCTGCGCCCCAGCACCTTCAGACCGTAGCTGCCGCTCATGTCCTCGCGCAACAGGTGCTCTCCGAGCATCGCGTCCCAGACCACGTTGTTGACGCGCCATCCGTGCCGCAGCTCGAGCATCTTCAAGTCGAACTTGCCGTGGAAGAAGCACTTCGGCTTCTGGCACTCCAGCACGCGCCTGACGTGCCCCACCACCTGCTCCAGCTCCTCTGGCGTCCACGGCGTCTCGTTGTGGAACAGTGGGACGGCACCGGACAACCCGGTGTCCCAGGCGAACGACACGCACAGCACCTTGGCGTCCCGCCTGTGCGGGTTGATCGTGTTGGTCTCCGTGTCCACCGCGAGGGCGCACGCGGACGCAGGCTTTCCTGGAACCGCGTACGCGATGATGTCGTCGCACAGCTGCCGCACCTCGTCCACCGTCTTCGGGATGCGGTAGTCCTTGGTGATCTCCTCCAGCGTGGCGTTGCTGGCAACCTCCTCCTTCCCTGCCGCTATCTTCAGGGCTCTGAAGAAGTCTGCGTAGAAGAGGTTGTACAGGCCGGTCTTGGCCTGCACGTGGCGAGTGGAGAACGTCGGTAGCACCTTCACCTGGTGGCCCGACACCGTCATGTCTAGTACGCGCCCCCTGGCCTCAGTGAAGTTGGTGTCGCGGTACCCGAGGGCCTTCAATGCCG